AGCTGCCAAAGGGCAAACGCGGCCAGATCGCGGCGGCAGCGGGCGTTTCAGAGCGGACAATGGCGACACTGTACAGGGGCGGGAACGTCAGCCGGTCAACCGCCGAAAAGGTAGCCAGCGCCGCCGGGCTGCCCCTTTCCAGGGCGTTTATAGAACATAGCAAGGCAGGGGGCAGGCTCAACGGAAACACAGTGCAGCACTATCACCGGATGCTGTCCAGCGTGTTCACCAAAGCCGTGCAGTGGGGGCTTGTGGCAGAGAATCCGTGCAAGCGTGCAGAAGCCCCAAAAGCGCAGGAAGTGGACGTGCAAGCATTGGAAGAAAAAGACGTTGTGCGCCTGATGGAAGCCCTGCAGGACGCGCCCACACAGTACAGCGTTATCACACAGCTTGCTTTGCTCACAGGTGCCCGCCGGGGCGAGATATGTGCCCTGCGGTGGTCTGATATCGACATGGACGCGGGAACGATTTCAATAGAACGCACCTTGCAGCACATCCCGGGCAAAGGCACGGTGTTCAATCCCCCCAAGACAAGGCGCTCCCGGCGGTGCGTGAAAGTCGGGGCGGACTGTGTGCAGCTCCTGCAGGAATACCGCCAGCACCAAAAGGCAGAACGGTTCAAAATCGGCTCTGAGTGGGTGCGCCGGGTGGAGATCGAGGGAAAGCGCGTAGAAAACGACCTGCTTTTTACCAAGTGGAACGGCGCACCAATGGATCCAGACGATGTAACAACATGGTTCGGGCGGTTTCTGGCAGCTCATAACCTCCCGGCGGTACACTTCCACAGCCTGCGTCACACCAACGCCAGCTTGCTGATTGCCGCCCATGTGCCGATTACAACGGTTTCAGGCCGTCTGGGTCACGCAAAGACTAGCACCACCACGGACATTTACGCCGGGTTCATCCGTTCGGCAGATGCAGCGGCAGCAGACGCGCTGACCGGTGTGTTTGACCGTATCCGGGAAAAGAGCCACGCATAACACGTCCAAAGATGCAATACAGCCCACAGGAAGCAAGGGAAACCCGGCTAGGCCTGTGGGCTGCTTTCTTTCTGTCTGCGGTTCTGAGTTGCTATCATGTCCACTGTGAACACCGTAAGGCACAATTGCCGGAAAGTGCCTTATTTGTGCCTTATTGACCGAAAAAACACTGATACGAAGGTGAATGAGCAAGCATAAAAAGCACGGTGATTCTATATAAAATAGAACATTCAAAAACGATCAAACTCGTAATAAGACTATTTTGTAATCAGTGGCTGCAGGTTCAACTCCTGTCACCAGCTCCATCGAAAAGAGCCTAGATTCGTTAAAATCTAGGCTCTTTCCTTTTGCTTTAACACACTATTTAACACGCTTTTGGGCCTATAACACACTATCAACCGTTTTGGGGCTCTGGCCGCTGCTCTGGGTGGCAGTCAAAGTAGCCATCCGCTTCAAAGGCTGCATAATGCTCCCGTATCATCTGATTGCGCCAGGCGTAATAGTCAAAATGTTCAGCCTCCTTCTTTTCCAGGTATTCCACGGTGCGTTCCTGGACGCTGCCATAGCGGTTCCATGCGTTCCAGCCGGTGCCGCGCCACGCTCTGGTTGAAATAACCTCATCACGCCAGCGGGCAAGGGCGGTATCTCTGCGCAGACATTGAAAGCCGTGCCGTTCGATTTGGTTCACGCGGTTGCCAGAAATGCCGATCGCATCCCCGATCTCCCGGAGGGTCTGGCCCTTGTAGTAGTGGCGGCGTATCACGTCGGCCTCCCGGTCTGCCAGCTTGCCCAAAGCCTCCTCCAGGGCTGCGTGGAGCTCCTGGGTATAGATTTCCTCCTCGGCAGCCTGGAACGCCTGGGCGGCTCCCGAGTCCTCTTGCAGGTCTCCCAGGACGCTGCCGCTGTCCTCCGGGCCTATCGGGGTATCCAGGCTGGTGCAGTCGTTCAGGGGGTCGGCAGCGGTCCGCAGCTGCTTGCCCTCGGCGGTGGTGATGATCCTGGCATGATCTCCGCACACGGTTTTGTTGATCTGGCTTTGCACATAGTAGGCCAGCAGGGTGGCAAAGGTGCCCTTTTCCGGGTCAAAGGCCTGGGCAGCAGCCTGGACCGCAAAAAACGCCTCCTAGTCAAAATCTTCTATAGTCAGGCCTGCGCTGTCCGCAACGGCCTTGTTCTTGCTGTACCACTGCCAGAACCAGCGATGCAGCAGGCCCTTGTTGATCTCCCACAACTGGCCCAGCGCAAAGCTGTTCCCGGCAGCGGCCAGAGCGGCAAGGGCTGCGTTTGTGTCCTGTTGGCCGGTGGCCTTCTGCTGCTTTTCCATGATACCGAACTCCCTTCCAAAGAAAAAACGCCCACAGTGGGCAGCTGTGAGCGTTAATTTTGGCATTTTGACGAAAACCAGCGATGCAGCACACGCCGATCGGGCCGCGCTGCGGGGCAAGATGCACAAATCAGGTCGTGGCCTGATAGTAAATGCCGGACTTCTTGTTGTCCAGCACAAACGCATCATAGCAGACGCGGCCAGTCACGATACTGCCGCTGGAAAGCGGGGTATCATTGTGAATGCCGAAATCTTCCAGCTTGACAGGTGCCACAGTTGCGGAGGGGTGCGCCAGCATAAAGCCGAACTTCTCCGGCAGACGGGCAGAGGGCACCTTTACCACGGCTGCACCGTCCAGCATGGCAACAACGCCGCGTGCACGCATTTCTGCGCCGATCTCGGTATGATCGAACTCAACGGCCTGTTTCAGAATGGCATAAGTTGCAGGAGTGACCACCAACGCGCGCTCGGTTTCGGGTACCTCTGCATCGTCCAGCGCCTGAGACGCAGCCAGAATTGCGGCGTAGATGTTGGATTTGGTGAGCGCTGCAGCGGCGGGCTTGTGGCCTGCGCCAGTGGTCATGACAGTGTAAGCGTTGGTGTCCACCTCAGGAATAACGACCTCGCGCAGCTCACGGGCCAGCGCGGTGCCTGCTTCCAGCTGGCCCTGCGTTTCGTCGTTGTCCAGCTTATCAACGTTGAAGATGAAAGAACGGTCATGTTTCAGCAACAGCTCCTCGGTGGTGGCATTCAGGTCAAGCAGCTGACCATAGCGAGACAGGGACTCGCTGCTATCTTCGGGGGCGGTGCTGCGGTTGCGGCTGTAGTCGTTCAGCGGGGTTGTGCTGATCTTGTACAGCTTGACGCTGTGGGCACCGCTCCAATCGAAATCGGTGTTAGTCAACAGACTGATCTTGCTTTCCGCTTTGAAAAGCTCATCAGTCTGCGGGGCAAATTTGGTAGTAAGCTCAACGGACATATATATTAACCTCGTTTATGTGTTAGTAGTTGAAATAGGGGTAAGACCTCGGCTCGTGCTTCCGATCGCTGCGAAAAGCTTCCGCTGCGTAATTCGGCGCAGAGGGTGCAAGATACGGCTCGCCGTCCCTAACATCGGGATAGCCGGGCTGCTTGGCCTTTGCGAACTTCAAAGCGGCCTGTGCCTGGGCGGTGCAGGCTTCTTCCGTGTCGCCGGTCAGCAGCTCCACAGGGACGCCAGTAGAAGCAGCCACGCGGGCGCGCATATCGCGCTGGGTGTTGGCAGCGTTCAGTGCGTCCAGCTCGGCCTTTGTGGTGTCGAACTGCTGGGCCTTGGTTTTCAGATCGTCGTAATCGGCATACTTTGTGCGCTCACGGGTCAGGCGGTCGGCAACAATGCTGTTTACCTCGGCCTGTGTGAAGGTGCGCGGCTCCTGCTGCTCTCCGGCTGCAGTGGTAACGGGTTCCTGATTTACAGTTTCACTCATGGTGTAATTCCTTTCCCGGCCTATTCCGTGGCCGTGTACGGTTCTATTCATCCACACCCCCACAAGAGGGGTGACAGACCATCAAAAGCCCTTTTGAAAAAAATCGCTGTGTGTAAATCGGCGCTGGACAGTGTAGGGGTCGCCGTGGGCGGGGGCGGGGGCCCCTCCCCACCCCCTTTTTCAGCCGCCGGAATACACCGGAAAACACACGAAAAACGGGCTTTTCAAGGGATAAAACAACAAAAAAAGCGCCTGCGCTCGTGCGCATCGGCTACGATCAGCGAACGCGGGCACGTTTTGCGGCTTCCAGTGTGCGCACGGTCTGGCTGTGGTGGACGTGGTGGAGGACAGAGCCAAACAGAGCAAAGCAGCAGGCCCACAGGCAAACAAAAAAGCACAAGGAAAGCGCGCAATTGCGTTTTCCCTGTGCTCTATGGCAAACCGTTTTCGGTCGGTACTCTATGCCTTTTCAGTATAGCACATCAGAACCGGAACGTCAAATACACAATGCAGCGGTCGCCGGTCTGGCTGCTGTGCACGCGGCAGGAGCCGAAGAGCTGCACCAGCACGGCCTGCACCCTCTGGGCCTGTTTGACCTCCCCCAGAGTATACGACAGGGTGATCTTCATTCGGACACCCCCCTGTCATTCGGGGCGGGGGTGGTTTTGACCCCGCCGGGGTGCTTCCTGCTCCGGGGTCATACCCAGGGCGCGAAGTTCATTTCTCTTCATGGTCTTGTCCTTTCTCTGTCTTGGTGTTCAGCATGTGCAGCACGGCAACGGCCCGCCCGATGATCTTCACGCTGTCCCGGTCTTCTAC